CTGTACAGACGTTGTTAGTAATTTGCATGGGTGGTGTTCCCTTAACGACTTCTATAGTATAAGGCATAATGGATGGGAGTGGGGGACGGAGTGGACACTTAGCTAACTGTCACCATAAATGGGGATGATGTCAGTTTTTGCGTGTACCGTTTTGTTTATGTGCTGTTCCCACTGAGCGGCATCGTCCAAATTGTAAAAGATCGCTTGTTGGTGGGACGTGGATCCCTTCTTTCTTTTCTTCATCCACACGACAGCGTATTTCATGATAATATTGAGGGTATACTAGAATAGCAGCATAGTGACGCCCCCACCTAGAGTTTGCTGACTCAGGAAGAGGTTCATCTATGAAGCATATCGTTAGATAGTCTTCACATATGAAATTAATGTAACCTGCTACATCATGCCATCGTACAGGTTGGAGTAATTCAAAATCACTCTTGTTCATCGAACAACTTACGATCTTTGTTTGCTGGATTAGGTAACCTGAACATCTCTTTGAGATCATTCAGTTCACTTAGTTGTTTCTGCAGGGTATCAATCTGTGCCTGCAAAATCTGAAAATTGTGATCGTTGTTGTTCTGAAGCATCAGTATATTGTTGATTGCTTCCTTGAATTCTGCTTCGTTCATGATTCATCAAAATAGCTAATTGTCTTTCGAGTTCGGTTTCAACCATGATAAGTTTACCACAGATATAGTTGTGATAATCATTATCTTTGAATAATTTACTAACATTATGTATTTGTTGTAATGCTACAAGAATTCTCTCTTTTTGATCCATCTCTCGCATGTTAGTACCTCTCTGGGATAGAACTAGATCCAATCATATAGTTCTTTAGTTCCAAGTAACGTTCTCGATGTTTATCATGATAATCTGCTAGCTCTTGAATGATTAGCAGCATTTCTTCGTATAAGTGTCGTGGACTAGGTTCCTCTCCAAAACCATCTTGAAGATAGTCTTCGATACATTCTTGCATACGAGACCTAAGATGATTTTCATAGGTGTTGTCTGCAAACTTAATCTGTTCATTACCAATAAAAGGTCTGCTCATGAGAATTCCTCTTTACGACGGGTTTCTAAGTATTCAATGATCTCTTCACGCCACTCCATTAATTCATGGTAGCATTGTTGATTGTGAGCACATCCACGTAACCTAGAATCTGGTTTGTGTAATGACTCAACTAAGAGACCAAGTGCATCTCTACGCTTTTCATGTTTAGTTGTCATGCTACCTCCCATTCAGATTTGTTTACTGATTCTCCACAACTCTGACAAGAGAGTGCAGACCAACTAAAGTGATATACTCTAGCATCTTGAGAGCATTTAGGGCAAGTGATAACCTTACCATTCTGTCCTGCTCTGGTGTAACGAGAAACTGTTTTCATGGTTTTAGATTTCCTCCTCATCATACCAGTCATCAGTCACATTTTCAAGTTCTACTCCTTCGTCATCTGTATCACATGAATCAATTGATCCAATGTCACAAACTGGCACCTCATGCTCATTATTAATCAAATACCATGGCATAATCTGACCATGATACTCAGGATGAGAGCAATAGTGTACTGTATATTCCCTCTCACCAAGATACTTGATCTGATCCTCAGGGATAGAATGCTCCCTTAAGATAGCTTGTATCTGCATGTGAGTTAGTTCTGGTTGAGTAGGAACCTTCATTGTTTTTTGCTTGATGAGACCATCCTACCACACAATCATGAGGGTGTCAACAGATCGAGTGGACACTAGCTAAACTGTCATCCAGTGCTAGTTGGATCTTCCTGATCCGTGATACCTTCTTTAATAACGTCACCAAAATTCTTTAAGTATGCATTCATCACTTCAGGTGCTGCATCACCAAATGCAACTACACTTGAAAATGGAATGGCAAATGTATTGTCTTTACATGCAGGCATCCACACAACATAATTCATATTGAATTTAAGAGGTTCACCCTCATTTTGTGGAAGAGGTTGCATAACAATACTGTATGGATATGAAATTTGAAATCCAATTGGTTTATCGTTATCATCTCTTAAATCTTTGACTTCAGCGACAATCTGCTCGCCTGATGTCAGTCTCAAAACTTTAATGCTCATTTGAATCCTATGTTAATATTGCAAGCAAACGATATTCTATCATCATTTGTGTTATTTGTCAACACCCTGTGGAATACAGATGCTGGAAACAAGATAAATCTGCCCTCAACTGGTTCTACTTCGTGATACATCGATTTATCTTTCCTGTCCGTAGCTCCCATCAGGTAATCGGACCATTGGTATTGATTAGGATGTATGAATACTATATTACCACAGTCACCTTCAGGAACATTTACATAAAATACTCCTGCCATATGGCATCTGGGATGATCATGCAAGTCATTGTATGATCCTTTTGGATTTATATTATACCATAAACTCTGAATATAGACCTCATTGCCAGTATTCAGCATGGTTTGTCTCATGTGTGTGCAGATATCAGATATGATTATTCTCAATGTCTTCTGCATTGGTGGTATAGGGGGAGATTGCCAACCACCACGATTAGAAATAATCATTGAATGATTCGAGTTTTCTCTAAGAGTATAAATCTCTTTTACAAATTTTTCTTTGATATCACTATAAAATGGCACGTCATAATGCAGTATAGGACATGCAAACAATTCAGTTTTCTTCATTATTATTCAGTAGGTGGTGTTACCTTCCCATCAGCTAATAGTTTTCTTGCAACTTGAACGAGGTTCTCATATTCAACACCATCCAATACAGTGAATGGAGTTTGTGTTACTTTAGGATATAATGTATCAAAATCTGTTTGGGAGATATCCGAACCAATCTCTTTATATGTCGTGGTAACATCTGTCGCTCTGTCCATTAATGATTTAATGTGACGACATCCAAGACAATTTGGTAATGTGTATACTGTTGCTTCCATAGTTAGTTCTGCCAATTAATTCCTTGTTTATCAATAACGTAGCATTTAAAATAATATTCATCAGACAATTCACCAAGTTGATCTTTCTTGGGGAACCATGATGCAGCATTTATTGTTGCAGCATCTAATGTTCTGTATTTTACAATATTATCATTTTTTGCTTGAATAATCAATAGCAGATCTTCAGGAAGAAATTCTCTATAATATTCATGCACAGCAGATACTACTGCTGCGTCTTGACACTCATATAATTCTTTGTTAACAAAATATATGAATGCACTATCATCAACTGCTGCAAAATCAGAGCAGAGATCATAGATGTTAGTAGAGTTTAATACCTCAATCATTCTGGAACCTCCGTAGTTTCAGACAAAGCGAGCAACATACTATCAACAAACTTGTCACTGTCAGCAACAGGATCACCAGTTCTATCATCAGGTAGATGATTAACTAGTTTCTTCATTTCTGCTTCAGATAGTTCTGGTGCCTTGAATACAGGCAACGTTGCCATCTGATCACGATAACTCTTATAGTTCATCGGACCACCTAGACCTTGCTTGATCAAGAGATATTGAATCATTCTCTCCTTGAAATGCATAGTGAAATATGCAGACAACTTGAGTTTTTGATCATCTGTTTCCAGATATGCTTCATCTGGTTTCACAGGAGCATAGAATTTCTTGTAATCCTCAGGTGAGATTGGAAACTTTACATCTGTTGGTTCTGTATATTCAGCAACTTGAGGAATATCTCTCAATGCTTGTCTATACTTTTTCCAATTAGCTAATTCATCTGCATCAGTGATAGGACTATCACCTACAAAAATGTAATCAGTATCATCTAGGAGAAAGTTTCTTACCAATCTAATACTAAACCAAGAAACTGTTTTAGTGTCAACATATGCCTTTTCCAGTTCTTTCTGGAAATCTTCTCTCTCAACACTATCAATAAGATAGAATGCTTCTTTTAATTTCTCATAGATGGTAGTTGCCTCTGGAATGTCATAGATTTCCATCTCATAATCTTTCCACTCATACTGATTAGTGGTAAAGTTCTTGACAAATTTTCTTCTTCTTGCTAAGAAAGCACCGTTGTCATAATAATAAAAATTGATCAACTTATCTTTATCAGTATCCCAATTAGGATACAAGAGAGGAAGAATCTCGTCCTTCCAATATGTGTCAGATATTTCCCTAATAACTCCACGATAATTGATTTGCTTTTGAATAGCATTCAACTGTAGGGCTAGATTAGGTACATTTGACTCGGTTACGATACTCATAGCTTTGGTGCTCTATACCATCTCATCATTTATATTTATCAAAATGCCTTGATAAGATGTTTGGTTAATGCATAAGGTTCGATCAAAGGAATTGGATCCTGTGGATCAATAAATGCTGTTGGTACTAATGGAGTACCTGCTGATAGATTTAAGAGAACATCATCTGGATCAATACCTGCAGGATATTGTGCTCCACCATCACCTTCAATCGTGTATGTGATTGATCTTGCATCACCACTCAATTCACCAGGAGATGATTGGTAAACAGTTTCAGTAATAAATTTAGATTCATAAATGAAATCACATATACCATAATGGTCAGTATTTCCACCATTATCATTTGATCCTGATGCAGTATTTCTCTGTTGTATGATTTTAAATCTAACTCCAGGTACTTGTGCTCCTGATGGTAGATCAACAAAGTAGCTATACCACTTAGTTGGAACTGTTCCATTACCATCACCATCATAACTATTAGCAATTTCATCATCAGATGGTCTTGGTACAAGAATACCAAGAAAATTATTTTCTGGGAAGTTTACAGAACTATCAGTATTATAATATACTCTCAACTCATCAGCACTATCATCAGGACGCTCACCACCATTAGTATTGTTACCTCTAGCTGCTTTAACACCAAACCTCTTAACGTTAGTACAATCAGTTCCTGTAATAATAATAAACCTATCCAATTCTGTTCCTCCAAACTTAACATAGTTTGTATATGCAGTACCAGTAGCACCAAGTGAAATACCATTAACAGAAGAACCTCCAGGTGTTAGTGAGGTAGTTGCCTGAGTACCAGTAGCAGCACCATGTAAGAATCTAGCAATTGGTGGTGATGTATATCCACTACCACCAACAACTATTTGAACACCATTAACAACACCATTACTAACAGTGGCAACAGCACCTGCGCCAGATCCTGGTTGATCTCCTTGTGCTTCAAGTTCAACAATTGGGGCTTGATTATTTGGTAACGCAAAACCACCTGCTGTACCAGATCCACTACCACCTGCGTATATTTCAATTCCATCAGATGCATTGGTTACAATATCACCAACAGAAATACTAGTGCTACCACCATTATAAGCAACAATTGTAGCTTCTCTAATTAATACACTTCCAGAAGCTCCTGCATCACTAGTAAGTGTTCCTGAACTATCTACCCAATTGATACTAGCATCAACAGTTGTATTGATAGCATTTGATACTCCAGTACCACCTGCTCCAACAGTAACTGTTAACGAAGATGATCCAGATGCTGTAATAGTTGATGGGAAAATTGTACCTACGAGATATCCTCCACCACCTCCTCCACCTGCACCAGAGGACCAATAACCTCTATTTTCTATTGAAAATCCTACAACCTTACCATTATTAGTGCCACTTCCATTATTAGAGTTAGTATTAGAGTGATTTACATCACCAGAAGAAATTAGTGAGAAGAAATCATTTCTATAACTAGATAATCCTCTTCCTCCACCATATCCACCGCCGTGACCACCTGATCCACCGCCGCCACCACCGGCTCCACCGTTACCGCCAGCACCATCGCTACCGCCACCAGCTCCACCAGTTTGTCCAGCAGTACCAACACCTGATCCACCGCCGCCGCCACCGCCGCCAGTACAACCATAGTTACCACCAGGACCACCAGAACCAGAGAATATAACTTGTGAGAGGCTTTGCACACCATCTGTAATATTATTAGGTCTTCCATTATCACCACACTGTCCTTCGCCAGCACCACCACCGCCGCCACCAGCACCTGCACCAGCGGCAATGACAGCAGCACCACCACCAGAAGTTGCTGTGACGATAGTTCCACCGCCACCGTTACCACCATTCTGTGTAGCACCAGCACCACCTGATCCACCACCTGAACCTCCACCATATGTTGTTGCACCACCATTAGCACCAGGATATAATCCAAACTGTCCACCTACAACACCAGTGTTAGGATCTGGTAAAATTGATAATTCTACGTATTTGCCATTACCACCATAACCAGTATTACAACCTGCAGGTGCTGATCCGCCACCGCCACCAATATTTTGACAATCATTTCCTCTAGAACCATATAATCTTAGAGTACCACTTACGACAGTATACTTACTAGGATCTGTAGCTGTAATACCCCAAGATGTAGTGCTAGGATAAGTCGTACTGACATTTGATCCTTGAGCAGATCCAGAAACTGTTAGATATAATCCATCAGAAGCATTCAGACCTCCTTGACCTCTCCATGTGTCTACACCATTAACAATATTAGGACCACTAGATGCAGCAAACCATTGCTTTCCATTGATGCCAGATCCACCTTGATAATTTACATCAGTAGGTGAACTTTGCTGACTAATAGCAAATTCTGATAAGTAAGTTCCACTGATACTAGAAGATCCACCATTGCCACCAGCACCAGAAACTGTAGATGATGCAGCATTTCCTTTTGCACCACCCCCTACAGTGATAGTTAATGGACTACCATCTCCCAGTTGAATTGTAGTGTCATTACCATCATTTCCTGCCTGATCATAAACACCACCAGATCCAGATCCACCAGTAGCAAAGATCTGAATTTCATCTACATTAACATCTAAACTATATGGATATACTCCAGCAGTATCTAATGTAGTATCAATATAATTGTATACAGGAGATCCTTGAGTGACAATTTCTCTACCACCAATTATACTAATAGAGCTAAATGATTTATGTAAAGGAAATGGTGTATATGTTTGAGACACCCATGTACCAGAACCACCTGATGCATAGTAATTACCATTGTCTTTTAATGTTCCTGGTCCACTATCTCCACCTTGCCAGTTATAAACATCATATGTTGCAAGTGTATTCAATCCACTAAGTCGATCTCTTGAAAGAGCATGTGAGTGAGATAGTTTAATGTTTCCTGATGGATTAAATGGTGAAATTCTTCCTGTTCTGGTTCTATAACCAGTCATAAATGGATCAATTTGTACGCCAGATCCTGGAAATCCTTGAACCTCTGGTGCTTCAGAGTGATATAACATGTGAGTGTGTACAGGAGGACCGTCCAGATCATTATCTACAAGTGTAACAGTAATAGTTTGTGATCCAGTAATTCTACCATTTGTATCACCAATAACATCAGTATAACCAGTGGTTCTTACATTACCAATATTAAAAAATTGTTTTTGTGAATCTCTACTAAAATACCATTGACCACCAATATTTCCAACAGATGTTTCTATGTTAGCAATAGTTGGAGTGCCAACACCATAAACTGGTCCTACACCAACAATTTTCTTAGCAAGTAGATCAGGAACTCTAAATGTTCCCATGTTTGGATCTGGCCAGAACCTCATTACATTTGTACGGTTGATGGCAGCAATCTGTCCATAATTATCAACTCTTACATTTGCAGTAAATCCAGCACCACTACCAATATTATCAAGTGTAATTGTTGGAGCATCAGTATATCCAGAACCAGAAAAAGTTAAATCAATAGCGGTAATAACACCAGCTTCAACTGTTACCAATCCAGTAGCTACAATACCACCATTTGTTTGAGGAGCAGAAAATGTTACAGTAGTTCCTGCATCATAATTACTACCACCGTCAGTAATATCAATGCCATTACTTACAGTACCACCATAGTTGTTGCCAATTTGTTCATACAACAATGGATAATCAATAATATTATATTCTGCTCCATCACAATAAAGATATCCATAGTATTGATACTCTGGATTATTCTCTGGTGAACCATCACCAGTTAAATCATTATATGCAGTTACTCCGTTAACTGGTAATGAAGTAGGTACAAAATTACTATCATAAGAATTAGAGTTCTGCTTTGTTTTGAAAACATCGACAACAGTTCCAATAGTTACAGTATCAGGACCTTTTTCCTGATAGTAATTTCTTCTATTGTTTCTATATGCAGGATTTACCATCTTACGTCTTAATTAGATATTCCATAATAACAAAAGGAGCACTAGCAGAATCAATTGATGCTATTGTACTAGGTGTTAGTGCCACAGTGGTATTTAACGCCTCAGGACTAAGTAAAAATGTATCAGTGACATAGTTAAAAGAGTGATCTCCTCTATCAATAATAATCTTATGGTTGTGCTGTGTAGGATCCCCTTCTACTTCATTCTCATCAATCTCAGTAAACATGTTTGTCGCCTGAGGATATGACTCTTGCTCTACAATATTTGAGTTGAGAGGAACTACATCAGACAAAGGAAGTCCTTGCCAATCATATGGAACTCCCTGTTTACCTGCTTGATATGTTACTGGTGCTTTACCACTAGTATTCCATGAAGGACCAGAACCAGAATACTGACAACCACCTGTGAATAAAGAAAAGTAGTTAGCATATCTAGTTCCCTGAAATCCAAAGTGACTGTCATCTAGATCATACTCAACTTCATCACCTAATAAACAATAACATCTTAAGTTTGCTAAACTACAACCACTATCACAGAAATTGAAGTAGACAGTATATTGGGTACCAAGAACCAAGTTTTGTGATGTATTAGGTGTACCTGCTTTAGCACCAGATGCAATTGCCCAACATGCTGGTTGGTTACTACCAGGACCTTCGCCAGCTTCAGTAGCATCTAACCAATCATCAACTGAAATAGTAGATGCTGTTTGGAAATAAGATTGTCCTCCTGGTTGATCATTACCATCAAATGTCAGACTTGTATCTTCAATAAATCCACCACTAAAACCAATCAATACAACACCTGCCATATCATATCCATTAGGGTGTGGTCCTGGTGCTCCAGTAGAAGGATCATCGAGACCTCCTGCCCAAACATCTGCCATCTGTTCTCCACCATCACCTACTCCTCCACCGCTGCCACCAATACTTGTAATATTTTGAGTAAATGTTACAGTAAAATCGTCTCCTGTTGTGAAGCTTCCATCTAAGAACTGAGCAGGAATAGGATATGAATTAGGAACCCAGTTCTGATACTGCTGGTCATAACTAGACAGCATTAAACCACTATCCTGTCTAGATGGTAGAATTGGAGATGGTTCTACAGTTCCATCTGGCCATGTAATATACACACCCTCGCCAATGTTGTTAACACGTTCACCACCATTACTATCATTACCCATAATAGATGTGATGGAAATCAAAGTATATTGTGCAAATGGAACAGTAACAGTCCAAATTCTTGGGTTTTGAAGAGAGCTAAATGGTGATGATCCACTTGATCCAAATGCAACGTAACCAGATCCTACACCAGGACTTATAAATCCACCAATTTCTCCTGTACCATTACCAAATCCAACAAGTGAAGTTCCATTAAATGTGTTTACAACGTCATTACCAGTAACATCATAGTTAATATCAGGTAGTTGAACAACACCACCAGTATTTGCAGATCGTGCCTCAATTCTTACTCTCGTAGTAGTCGAGAAGTGCATGTGTGGGTGAATACCAGCGTTATCAACTGCCTCAGTATCAGTATACTTATCATTACCCCATGACCAAGAGGGTTTTCCCTTCAATGGAATAGATTGAGAAGGTACAATAAAATTACCAGTATATGTTACCTGAGCAATGTCACCAACGTTTGATGATGCTTCAATACCAATACCAGATCTTTTGATAAAAGTTCCGTTTGCTGTTTCTTCTATAATATTATTAAATGTACCAGAGTCAGCAGGTGATGGTCTAGGATACTTAGATCCTAAATCTGGAACGATAAACTCATCATCACCAACAGTACCAATGGTATCACCGTTCTCATCTAACCTAGCAAATTTTGCTTGAGCTCCAGTACCACAAATTTCTGCTAGCTCTGGATAATCTAATGCACTATACTTTTGCCCATCACATCTTAAATAACCTGCAGGCAACGATGCAACTGAATCAGGATTGTTTGGATTGTTTGGAGAAGTAAGTTCTACAGGCCAAGTAATCAAACTTCCTGTTAGAGTTCCATACTTGCTTCTTTCTTTCCCGTAATGTGATGCCATTAGAAAGCTCTAATTATGAATACAAAGTTCTGCGAAGGACAAGCAGTGTTCGCTGTTATATTTAGGGCACCACCAATGGTTTCTGGTGCAACATCACCTTTACTGATATCATTTACTGGGTGTGTAGTTGGTCCTTTAAGTGTTCCTCCTTCCATGATAATCTCAAAGCTACCATGGTTATGTGATCCAAAAACACTACCTGCTGGATCTTGTGCATCTGGTACCGAGTTCATAGTAGTTGGATATGTACCATGTCTAAAATAAATGCTAATAGTTGCACTACCAGAACCAGAAATATTTCTATCAAGTTCTAAAAGATATTCATATGATCCAACACTACCACTTCTACTAATTTGTAGAATTTGTGTTCCAGGTCTAACATAAACAGCAGCTGTCATGTCACTTTCTAATACCATGTTGGGAACAATACCATCGTAATCTGGTCCAATACTTGTCCCTGCAGGAATAGTAATATAGCTAGAACCACCAGTAACTGATAAGTTTATTAGATATGCGTTTGCTCCTGCTTCTGGATCATCACCTAATCCAGTAGGTCCAATAGATCCACCAAATCCAAAATAGTTTCTTCTATTAGTAAAATCTAATGGTCTTGGGAACATACCAGTCCACGCTTTCTGTGAGTGAGTAGTTAAAGGAGTAGTAGTAAAACTACCTGTATACCCAGAAGGTGATTGGATAGTTACTGACTCTACAGTATCTGGTGGAGTTTGACTGTAATCATTATCATTATCACTAACAAAACGATTGAATTGATATGTTTCAACCAAAGTATTATCATCATAATATGTAATCAATCCAGCACCATTACACCATGTTGGTGCTTCACCAGGATTATTCAAACTAGCTTCATACCAAGCAACTGTACCACAACCACCACCAATACTCTTGTTTCCACCTACACTCATACTATCTGGAGAAAATAATTCTGGTTGTGATCCACCTGCCAATGCTTTTTCATATGAACCAGGATGCCTGTGATATGGCATATGGTTGATACCCAATTTTCTAGGAAACATATATGATGTTGTAGTAAAAGCAGGATCACTTACACTAATATTTCCTCCTGCTGGTCCATTGGTAAATTTACCGACAAATGGGATATCAATATCAATAGTAAATGATAGATCTGTATCAGCACTAATAAGTGTATTAATTGATTTTGTTAAACCATCATCTACAACTAGGGAATCTCCTGCACCATCAACTAATTTAGAATATGCATCTGTTTGTCCAGTATTATAAGCAGATTGAGTAATCATGAATGGTTCTAAGTCCATCAGAACTCTTCCTGTAATATCTGGTACTTTAATAGTTCCAATATAGTGAGGGAAGAGTCCTGTTAGCTGTGTTCCACCATAACTATTTCCCAATACAGATGCTAATAAAGGGAATCTATCACCTTGATATACTCTCCCATCACATAATACCCAACCATGAGGTACGTTATCTATCAACGTACCTGATGCTGAGTTACCCGCCCATGGCATAATAGTGCCAATTTTGGCGGTCTTCATTTTTTTGATTTGACCGTATGATTGTGCCATAAGTTTAGAGTTCTACTAACCACCAACCACGAAGATTGGCAGGGATTTCGGATGCGTTTGGATCGTTTGGAGCATCAGTGTTACCAACATACAACAGACCAAATGCTGCGTTTCTTGTTTGAACAACCAATTCTCCTCCAGCATAAGGAGCAACTAATAGGCTACTACCTGATCCAGCGGCAAGTCTGGTTCCTTCTAGATCACCTTGAACTGCTGTTGCATTTCCGTTAATTGGAAGTGCTCTAATAACAAGGTTTGTGTTGTAGCTTAGATTTCCAGTTAGTTCTGCAAATCTAATTATATCACCAGTAACTGCATAATCTGGAAGGTAAACAACCATGTTACCACCTGTCGTTAGATTGACTAGGTATTGGTTATTTGGTTGTAGTGGGTTACCTGTTGTTTGACCTAAACCAGTTGCTGATTGTGCAACATATGTCCATCTTCTACCACCATTCTTGTTAAGGTACTGACTAATTCCGAATGCATCGATAGATCCATCCTGATACATGATGAAGTCCTTAGGACCACTCAATCCACCAGCACCTGCTGATCCAATATTATCAATGTGTAATAGAGGAAGAGATGGTGATTCAATTTCTTGGACCTTACCCTTAATGTAAAGGGATTCGCCCATCTCAACAGAACCAGTTGCTCTCTCAACTCTAAATTGAAGTTCATTAGAGCAGCTACCATTTTCCTGACATTGTGAATTATATACCTGAAGGTTACCAAAGATGTTGGCAAATCCATTCAGATACATACCATTCTTGCCTGTAACTGGGTCAAGAATTGCACCATCGCCAGGGTGACCATCATCGTTAGTTACGTTGAAGATCAGTGTAGTACCATCTGTACCATACATTCTAATGTTGCCACTGGTAAGTGTTACGTTACCATGTGATGTTAGATTACCACCACCAAAGAACTTAGTGACAGAACCATCATTGTTACGAACAGATTTAGGAAGACGTACACCATAGACAGAATCATTTTGACCATCAATGCTGTCTGGGAAGAATAATTCAGTTCCAATTCTAATAACATATTCATAATCAAGTTTCTCAGAAACTAGATCACCATTGACCAACCTCATACGAATCTTATTAGGATTAGCATTTGGAGATTCAACTGTTACTCTTCCTGTAGCTGGAATTGCTTCTGAAAGTGTAGTTGTTCTAGAATCTTTTTCTAATTTTACAACAACATCAGTTGCCTGCCATGCTAATGGTGTTGTTCCTTCAGCACCTCTACCACCGTTAGGATAGTCATTAACAGAATAATCAACGTTATTTCCAGTAGGTAGATACTTGTAACCGTTACCATCAACATAAGGATCATCAGTAACGATAATCATCTCTGCCTTGGTATTGGATCCATCAGTGATTAGAACAAGATCACCTTTTTGGAAAGCTTCGATGTCATTGACAGCAATGTTAACTGTAGAAGGAGTTGGAGTTCCAGTGAATACGTTAGCAAAGATAGTTGTGATAGGACCATTTTCCTGTACAGTGAATGGATCTCTTCTGTATACATGTACATCATCTGTAGTGCTGTGTGCTGCAGCAGTTGTACCATAGAATGCACCAATTGCAAAGATAGTAGCAAAGTTACTACCGAAGAATGCATCACCAGTACAGATATCAATTTCTGCAGTCTTATAGAGAGAATTTTTAAACGTTAGTTTAGTATTTGTATCTCCTGCTGTTCCATCAGAACATGTACCATTGAAGTTAATATTACCATAGATGAATGTTGTTGTATCATCATTTCCAGGATCACCAAGGATAACACTACCAGTGGTAGAATCAACCTCGAAGACTGTCTCTTCACTAGCGGTATCACAACCATTCTTAACGCTGAACTTCTTAGCTACTAAATCAAGTAGTGAAGCAACCTTAACAACTTCACCCTGATCGTCAGTACCATCATCGTTTGTGTCTTCACGACTGATGATGACATAATCAATTCCTGGTTTTAGATTACCACCAAACTCAGAGAGATATACATTGTCTTGTGCTCCAGAACCATCAATTGCTGAAGTAATCCAAGTAGCATCAAATGCAATGTTAATCTTCCAGATGTTTGTAGTGTCTGGGTGGTTATCCTTGATAGCAGTAAATGTACCAATTGGTTGACGCTTAACCTTGAGGTAGTAAGGAGCAGTTTCTGCACCTTCTAGACCATCTTCAGTAATTTGTACAATCTCAGGATGTGTGGTACCAGTGATTCCAGTGTCAATAATGAAACGGTCAAGTGCTTCAAAATATGGTGTAGGTTTGTACTTAACTGGTATATAGTATTCATCAGTACCAGTTAGAGCAGGAAGATCTGCTCCTTCAGCACCTCCTCCAACAACTACAGATTGATAAATAGCATCCCCCCAAGGATCAGAACCCTGAGTATCAATTCTATTGAATCCAGCTGCTATCTCTGCTGTAGTTGGAATATTCTCATCAACAACATCAATAACTAGGACGTTGACAATATCAATATTCTGGTTGAACGAATTTGCTCCAAGAATACCACTTGCATGAACCTGAGTTGTAGATCCTAGTTGTCCTCTATCTCCTAAGAAGGAGAATGAAGCAAATCCACCACATAGAGTGATGCTAGAGTTAAATCTAGAGCTAGCATCCACGAGGAGATTGTTTCTAATCTTAGTCGTACCACCCTGACCACCAATGTTAATTTCAGATGCATTAGTAGCAAAATCTAATGTCTGAGTATTTCCAGTAAAGAACTTGACAATACCTGCCTCAGTTCCCAGTGTAACAATGTTATCTGGGTTGGTTCTATCACCACCAAGAACTTTGTTAGCACCAAAGGTTGCATCACCAGCGAAGTTAACTCGCTTGTTACCAAATGTTGTGAACGAGTTAGAAGAGTTGTTTAGATATGCACCACCAATCTTAATCTTAGAGATATTAGATGCAGTGTCTGCAATATCACCAAAGAAGATGTTAGAGTGATCACTGCTATTACCAATAAAGATAAACTGATCATCAGTCTGAACATCAGCAATCTCAACATACTGGAGACTGTTACCAATGTATAGACCAGAAGATGCATTTCTATCAAGTACACCACCAGTAATGGTTAGATTACCATTGAATGTGGCATCACTTACTAAGTTGAAGCTACCAGTTGTCTCAGAAGTTCTGATTTCAGCTGTAGTTCCATCACCATTAACTTCAATGTCACGCTCAAACTGTACATCCTCAGTGAATCTTGCATCACCCTTAACAACCAATGCTCTGTTTAGTTCAGCATCATTAGCATTAACACCAACTTTACCCTCATTATCTGCTCTACCACCTTCTAGAGGAGTAGACTCTTCAGTAGAAACTCTTAGGACTGCCGCATCATTAGGAGTAGAACTATCTCCACCAACAATCAGAGCATCCTTAATTCTAGTCTTATCACGATCAGCGAAGTTAGTATGATCTAAGAAATCACCTGTGGTTCTACCACTGATGTATACGTTACCAACAACATCAAGGTTTGCACGAGGATCAGTTGTAGTTGTATCAACCCATGCATTAGCATATGCACTATGTGGAGCACGAGCTACAGTGTTGATACCTAACTTATACTCACCAATTGTTTCAGTCTCAGTTCTTAATGCCTCAGCACCTAGAACACCAACTTCCTTAAAGTTAGAATTAGAGAATTCAATAGTAGGATCATCACTACCTACTGCAGTTCCAGCAATGATGTTTTCCCAAGGTTGTGAATCCTGTGGAATCTGATCAATAACTTGGAAGTGACAGTAGTTATTGGTTGGGTTGAATGCATCACCTGGTTTAGCAGCATATACCTGCCATGTTAGGTTTAGTCTAGGATCATAGTAGAAGTTCTTGATTCTAATCTGTGATGCAGATGTAATACCAATATCACTACCAACTGAGAGTGCAACACCACTGTTAAAGTCCCTGAAGGAGATTTTAACAACGTTGGTTCCATCAAACTCAATGTTATCAATCTGGTTGTCAGAAATCTGAGAGAAGTAGTTAGAAAGAATCCATGCAATAGATCCATTCTTACCAACCTCAGATCCCTTGAATAGAACATCGCCAGGAGCAGCAAGAACACCACCATAATCTACAAATTGTGCTGCATTAATTCTAGAACCACCCGCTGCAATCAATGGAGATTGATTAGGAGTAACGTTAGAAGCTACACCAGAAACAGTGTGTGTCTGGAACATGTAATTCTGACCATTTCCTCTAGCATTGAACTGGAAGATAGCAGAACGGATTCTGTTCTTGCTTAGTCTGATATCACCCTCAGTTGGAGGAGCGAATGCAGTTCTGTCTAGACCTTCGTCTTGCTCTAGTTGAGTTACAGGATCAATAGAAGATACGTTAGAACGGATGATCAGTGCATCTCTTGCCTGTGTTAGATCAGCATCCTGAATTGCAATAGTAATTGGTGATTCAAATGTGTTAACTAGTTCTCCATCACCACCAACAACTGTAATATTCTGGTTGAATGTTACAGGAGTATCGAAGGTAGTAACTAGACCGCCTAGTTGATCATCCTCATCTCCATCATCTACAAGACGTGCAGAATCGATGAATGTTTCTTCACCTGTGATAGCATTGATTCTTCTGTTACCAATATACAAGTCACCTTGTGAGTTAATACCAGTGTAGAATACAATACCAGCATCTTCCTTCTTACTTTGTGCGTAGAAGTCTTCTTCAGGTGTTAATACAACTTCCTGTCTAGCTGGTAGACCAGTTGAGTAGTTACCTGGACCAAAACCAAGATATTCAAACGTGTGGTTACCTGCACGAGCAATAGATGGTCGTCTAAGTTCAACGTAGTATCTTTGATCAACGAAAACTGTGCTGTCACCAGAAATAGAGATCCTACGATCTTCAGAACCAGAAGTTGCGTTACCGCCTTGTGCTTTAATTGCGTTTGTACCAGTGTAGGTATTAAACAAGAATGCAGGTTGTTCTGTAAGATCTGTAACCATTTCTCTGGTTGTTGATCCTTTAAAGTCGTTAACAGAAACCAGACCATGAATATAGTTGTCTGCAGCAGAGTATACTTGTGGTGGATCAATTAATCCAGCATAGTAATCTCTCTCTTTTTGTGATGTACCAGACTTCTTAAACCAGAGAGGATCGTTTCTGTAGTTAAGAGGATATAGCTTACTGACTGGTTGAGAGAACTTAAACTTCTTAAAGTTGTTAGTTACACCAGCACCAGTTGGGAATGGTGAAATGTTACCACGTAGTGCAGTTAGATAGTAGATACCATCTTGCTGTCCAGCAATACGTTTCTGTAATGTTTCATATCCGAAGATGTAGAATGTATCTTCGATAATTCCTGCATCCTCAACACTATCAACATAGTATTCAACACCAGCATTATCTTGAATACGATCACCTGGTGTGATAGTATAAACGTTTGCGCCGTTTTGCTTGTAAAAATACTGGGGATTATTTTTTGCGATTTGTGTTTTTAGAGGAAGCGATTTGCCCATGTCCTGATCCTCTAGCATGTCAGCAAAGACTGTGCCTTGAGTGAATCTTGTATTGGCATACTCACTGTACTCTAGATCACCACCACGAATATTCTTGATGATTATATAATGATTACCATTTACAGTGTAATATGCATGAACGTTAGCTAAACCAGAAGAATTACCAGCAAAACTAATAGCATTAGGAGATCCTGAAGTATTATCTACTTTACTTGTTACGAAGTTTCCACCCTGAGGAGAAGTAATCTTAACTGTAGTAAATGTCTCATTCCTTAATCCAGGGAAGTTTCTAGTATCAACAGCATGGTCATATAGATTCAACTCAAGATACTTGATAGAAGAATCTAGAACATCTTCTACATAACGACCAGATTGAATCGTTGCCTGAATACCAGAGCTAAATCTTGCGAATGCTCTATACTCAATACCTGATCCAGTTTGATCTTTCTTAAATGGATCATACTGTGCATCTACATTAAGACTATTTGTATTAAAGTCAGATGCATCGTATCCAATATATTCTCCTGCTTGTACTGGGTTCTCAAAACGAGCACCGTATACTGTACCAACAACAGGTTTCAATACAACTTTCTGAGGTACTAGCTTACGTGTGTCGTCAGTTCTTGTCTTAAGAACAAATCCATTGATAGGATCTCTTGCATTCTCAAGATACTTAGGAATGACCATACGAAGTTTGTATGTTCTGTCATCCTTATCACGATCATCCTTAAGACGCTCATACCACATATCAGTGGATCTTTGTCTATCAGCATAATCATTCTGACCAATTCTCCAGAAGATATTATCTGTAGGATCAGAGTTACCAGTTACCTGATCCTTACACTGGATGTACCACTTACCATTGGTTGCAGTAGCATCAGTGAAACCAGGATCGAATCGCATTGGCGAACGACCCTTGTTAGCATAAACATTAAAGTCTAATCCTGCTTGACCAGCTGCAAATGTAATTGGATTTACATTGTTAATTGCATCAGCATGTGTCTTATGAAGTGTGAATGTCTTATTGTTTTGATAACGAGTGAAAAATTCAACATTAGGATTGATTCTACCGATAGCAGAGTTTTGTGGATCAACTACAGCAACCTGAGGATCATTGATATATGTCTGAGAGATTAAAGGTAGAACACCACCCTCAACAGCTCTAATGAATGCCTTCTGTGGTGTAGTACCAGCATTAGGAACATCAAAGATGTGAGATACATCAGTTTGAATACCAGCATTGACTGAGGTACTTAATGAACCAGTGTAACCATGTAGATCATACTTGTCATCTAAGACAAACTGATAGAGATCGATCTCAACATCCTTATCAATTGCATCAGTTTCAGATGCGTAGATATAGATACCTGATGCTGCATTCTCTTTAGAAGTTGCAAGCATCAATCTAGTCTGATCAGTACCATTGAAGAATGATGTACCACCATAGTTCTCAGGTTGTGTTACCCTACCAGGAGCAATTACATAGTATTTTCTGTTAGTTTCAAATCCATTAGGTAATCTAACCAAACGCTTATCAACATCAACATACTTACGTGTTACTTGATCGAAGCGAGGACGTGGAACCAATCTAACTGGTGTTCCAGTTTCAAACTTATGTGGGTTAGAAGGACCACTACCAGAAACGTCAATAGTAAATACTGTAGCTCTAGATGCAAGAAGTGCAGTGTTAACTGTCTGTTCCTGTCTAGTAACTGTTCCAAGACCACTGTTAATAATAGTAGTAATGTTACCAACTAATGTTTCAATAGCGTTAGCAGTACCAGAACACTCTCTATTTGTGGATGATACTGTAGTATCTTGAATAATTTCCTCACCTGAACCTACAGGACCTACGATCTTAGTTGTAGGTAGTGTGTCTGCCCAGATACCTTTCTCATATGCAAAGTATAGTTCAGTTGTAGTGCTAGTCTGTAAAGCATTAACTGTGTTACCTTCACTTAATCTAGAACCATTAACACCAAGTTCAATTTGTGTATTACTTACAATGTTCTTGACGTATGTACCAGCAGGAATATTAGATACTACCTGAGTTGAACCAGACTGTAGTAGTCCGTTAACATATGCTGGTGTAGTTGGATCAGTGTCATCGTATTCCTTGACACCCATACCAATGATGATGCCACGAGTATCATTAACATCAACGATTGCAGAACCAGAAGTTGTTGAACAGTTGAATGCAAGAACATCAAAGTTCCTCATAGCAGCAGTTGCTATCTGTCCAACATAGTTCCATGCGTCTAGTGTCTCTGTCTTCTCTCCTTCAATGTACTCTAAGTTATTACCAACGAAGTATGCTTCACCAGCTTGAATACTATTAAGGTTACCACCAAGTCTAAGGTCATTAACAATCGCATCAACGATATAAGTAACATCACGGAAACACTTAGATGCTTCATTGTTGATTGTGAAGTCACCAGTGTTAAGAGGAGGTAGACCAGCAAGTGTACCGTCAACAACTGCATCCTGTAGAATATCAAAGAGAACTTCAATAGAGCTACGGACGTTAGCACAATCCCACTCACCATTGTTTAGAGGTGGTAGATTGTTGAGGTTACCCTCATTGAGTGAATTACATGCAATGTCAACCAATACGTTAACAGTTGCAAGAACATCAGAACAGTTACCGTCTGCATATGTAGTAGGTCTGTACTTACCAGATGCTCTAGGATATGCATGTGTAATAGTATTCTGATCTTTAGTACACTTAAAGACGAGAGATTCATCCTTAAGTTTAACACTAGTACCAACATCTAAACTGTGAGCACCAATTGTAAGAGCAATAGAACCAGTTGCAGGATCATACACTGCATTAGATACGTTATGCTCAACCAAAGGAGCTGTACCAATGTTAATTGTAATTGAATGTGTAGTTACAGCAGTTGGGTTAACGTTTGCACCAGCAACAGGATCAGTTCCAGCACGAGGATATGTCTTAGTAGTTGAATCTCTACCCATGTCACAAGAGAATGTGAATGAGTTATCATCTAGAGATAGTTGATCGCCAGTGGTTACACCGTGTGCAGATCCAAAGTACATGGTGAAATCACCAGTTGCAGCATCGTATGTTGCATTAGTTGGTGTTAATGGACTACCGTTAACTACGTTAACAGAGTTTGCAGCTGCACTTATAAATGTATGAGCATAAGCACCACCAGATACTACAGCACCAGCAGATGCACCAATGAATGTGTGTGGATATTGATCACCAGATGCAGATGCACCAACGTTAAGTGTAATAGAAGTTGCAGTTGCACTAACAATATTAAGTGCCTTGTTCCATGCAGGATCAGCATTGTCTTGTGTTGTTCTAGTTACACCATCAAGGTTACCAACACCAGCATCAGTTCCAATTGCTTGGACAACAATATCAAAGAGAGTATCAACAGCAGCAACAGCAGAACCACACTTAGGTAGCAATTCAGTTGCATCCCAATCTTCTACGATTGTAGTATCAATCTTCTGAGTTAGAGTGTTACCAGAAGAAACAGTTACTGTTTCATTCTTGACAACCTCCATTGCAATGCTCTTAGCTTCTTGGAATACCTTTGCTACCTCATCTCTTTCTACATCTTGAATGATCTGTGGATATGTCTTACCATTGAAGTCATTAGTGATGTAACCCTTAGCAACATCATATGTCTTATAGTTACCACCAAACTTAACATCCCACATTACCTCACGTAATACATCATATACATCATCTAAACAATCTTGTTCTGTATTTCCAGTAGAAGGAGTGTATGCAGGATATGCTGCCTTCATCCTTAAGTATGCTTCCTTAGCAATAAATTCTTTATTGTCAAGAACCATGTCATGTGCATCACATTCAATGTTTCCTACAATTGGAGGATCACCTGTCTGATCTAGTGTAATGTTAAGGTCACGATCATAGTATGTGTTAGTCAATGCACGCTGCATTAATTCTTCAGCACGCTTGAATGCACTAATTGCAGGAGTAACTTCCTTAGTTGCATCGATACCATTTGCAAGTAACTGATTACCTTGGAAGTATTCTTTAGTTGCAGCGATAGTAAATTCATTACCACCAAACCAGAGATCCTGTGCAACAGCATCAACAACAATGCCAAGGTCTCTACGACACTTAGCTTCACCAGTGATGAACGTTCCAGCATTAGCAGCAGAGTTCCAAATACCACCAGTAATATTACCAGCAGCGATTGCATCTGTTACGATAGTACCAAGAGTTACAATTGCTGATTGAACATCAGCACAAGCACCTGAACTTGTTCTAGGTTCAACTGAGCTTGTTGTAGTTGTAACAGCATTAACAGTTGCACCTACAAATGTGTGGTTGTAATCACCACCAGTCTTAACAGCACCAGGAGTTGCTGATACAAAGATATGATTATATGAACCACCAGACTGTACAGCAGCAACAGATGTACCACCTGCCCATGTATGTGCGGTTGTGTCAGATGAGATACCAACGTTAACTGTAATTGTGGTAGCAGATGTACCGATAACAGTCAATGCTTGGTCATATGCTCTGTCACGCTTAGCTTTAATGCCATTGATAGTACCAGATACAAATACATGAGATGTTGTATTTGATGGAGTTGTTCCCTGAAGGATATTAACCTCAAATGTATTTGAAGTTACGTTATCAATCTTAATCCACTCTCCACTTACAGGGTCTGTTGAACGTGGATATGAATGATTAGTAGCATTACTATCCTCAGCACATGTGAAGGTTAGTGAGTCATCATCAAACTTAACAAAGTCTCCATTCTGGAATCCATGATTGCTAGTAGTAGTAATCTTAAGAAGACCAGTTGCTGCATTATATGTTGTTCCTGCACCTGCAGAAGCAGTATCAATTGCGTTTCTAGGATAAGACTTAACAGTAGTATTACCATCACCATTGTGATCACATGTGAAGGATAACTTACTATCACCAATCTTAATTCTTGAGTTGGACTTAGTGATAGCACCTGTTGCAGCAGAAACGAATGTATGTGTGCTAACGACGTTACCTTCACCAACATTAACATCAAATGTTGTAGCAGTTGCATTAAAGATAGTTA